GCCCCATTGAACTACCCGATAAGCTATTCACTCAACATTTAAGCTTTACCAGTGCCCGCCTGCCTATGACGCCGGGAATCCTGATCATCAAAAACCATATTGCTCATGTCATTTGTGATTTTCATTTTGCAACCTATCTGTTTCCTGATTTTTCTGGATATACCAGCTCATCAAATGCCGGATTTTTTGACTGACATTGATGTCGTTCTTCGCACAGATCTTTGCAAACTCACGTTTTAATTCCGTCGGTAACAGAAACGTCATGGTGGAAGTGGTTTTCAATATCTGGTTATCCATATCAATTCCTCCCGGTCTAAAATATGCGTATATGTATATTATATAGTGCATATATGCATATGAACACTATTTACTCATTATTTTGAAAATCAGCAGACAAAAAAAATCCGCTATGGGGTCATAGCGGAGGTAATGCAGTACCAGGGAGGATAAGCAGAACAGCACCGAAATTTGTAATTTGCAGTGCCTCAAAAATCATTCAGTAATGGGGGCTAGCCTGTCGGAACGGATAGAGCTTATTTTAGATGATGTTGAGGAGATGGCACTACTCTGATCCGTTGGGCCGACTTTGCCAGCGTTGTGTGTGTGGGTGGCAATGGTGTTCAGGGCGGTTTCCAGAGTGCTCATCATATCAATCATGATTTGTAGCACGTTTTCAGAATCGCTACCGATCCATGTTTTTGGTGATTTAAGCAGCTGTTTAGCTTTTGCCTGGCAGTCCCGGATTTGGGCGCAGCTTTCGCGGATGTCACCGGTAGTGTGGCGGTGCCAGTTGTTGTCCAGGTCATAGCCTTGCCAGACTTCTTCGTTTGAGTGCCAGTGAGCTTCTCCGGGCCGCCATGACGGCAATTTTATTCCCCAGGGGACCACTCCCCGGATCATAATCAGCTTGGGACTGGCATAGGCAAAGCAGAACTCTATGATAGTTTCAGGGTCGGGCAGGGCAAAAAATCCACGCTGCTGGCCGCCATATTGAAGCATTACCACCAGATCCCTCAAAACTTGTCCTTTAGGTTTAAAGTTTTCGTCCAGCGGTTGAATGTCCACAGCGTAGAATGGTTCCTCCAGTGTTGAAACCTCATTACCCTGAAAATCGGGCTGACTAATCCGTTCTACCTTGCCCAGCATCGGGCGATGATAACCGGCTTTCAGCTCCGGATAGAGGCGGTTGATAATTCGTTTAAGGGCTTCCACGCTATATCCATAAAATCATCAGTGAGTTGTACTGAGTGTATAAGGCCACGGTTAAATTTCACTCCCGGGCGGATTCCCGGCGTCATAGGCAGGCGGGCACTGGTAAAGCTTAAATGTTGAGTGAATAGCTTATCGGGTAGTTCAATGGGGCGGCTTGCCCATCGTGAATCAGTCCAGCTGCCCACATATACCGTGCCATTGCCCTGCATTTGCCATATGAACAGCGGAATCTGATAGACCCTGCCCAAGCTATCCATGGCCTGATAACCATCTCCAAGATGATAATAAAACGGGGATTGACGACTGCTGTAGTCTGCATTTGGCAAGGCAAAATTGAGGTTGGTCAACTCACTGAGTCGGTTGGTGACGTCTCTTAAAGTCACCCGCCTCAAAGCCAGTAATAGGTCCCGGTTGAGCGTTGCGGTAAGTTCACGGCAGAAAAGTTTTTGCTGTTGCGGGTTGATAGTAACGGAGCTTTCGATATACCCCACAAACACCCGCCAAACCTTGCTATCACTCCAGCCAGCGTCCAAGGTGACGATCTGACTCAGTGGTTTGCTGGCCCTGACTACAAATGATGCGCGTCCAGGGCTGGAAAGTTCCAAGTGGAGATCTTCACTGATCAGGCCCACCTCCTGGTTATTCACTTTCAGGATTTTTACAATCTTCATTCACGACAGGGCCTCATCCACCTTTTTCAATATGCTGAGGAAACCGGTTAGCTGCTCTTGGCTGTTGTTGGGCTGGGGTGTGGTGGTTTCTACATTCTCACCGGCGTCCTGCTCCAAGGTGACCGGCTGAGGCTGGCGCTGTTCCACTTTTTCTGGAATAGATCGGTGTTCCACTAAGGTGAAGCCGATTTGCCAGGTATTGATCCGGTTCTGTTCGGCGATGGTAAATTGGTCGGTAAAAGTGACTTCTCTTATTTTGCAGGCTTCGGCGGTAGTGTTGACGATCTGGTAAATGGTCATATTGCCAGTATCATCTGTTGATCTTGCCAGAGCAATGACCCTGCTGAGATCTCCGGGTTCATTGCAGGGGATCTCAAGTGTCACCGAAAAGGTCATTGGCTTGATGCCTTCGGCGGATCGGTCACTGGCTGAGGTCTGGCCAGAGAGTTCTTTGGTTTCGATGCGGAAATTTGCCCGAATACTGAGGTTATGGCCGGGCACTTTTAGCCCATTGAGAATGAGCATCACCGGTTCCTCAGTTTGTTGTCCAGATGTCTATAGCGCTCTCCTTGTTCTTTCTGGTATTCCTGAAAATCGTCTTTAGTCAGGTAGGTTTTGCTGATATCGTTTTTCAGCTCATAAAAACTTTTCTGCAGATTTGTCAGTTCCTGCTCCGTTTGCTCGCGGAATTTGATGGTCTCGGTCCAGTACAGATTGAGAAACCAGCTGCCAGGTCCGATGATCAGCCCATTGATCACCAGTATTCCGATCATCATCAGGGTGCGGAAATCCCATTTCATGGTCAGATGTCCGGTGGGTAATCAGGGAAATCAGGTTGCAATTCTGGCGGAATCGGTGGCCAGATCCAATGAGGTTGTGCGTCTTTTGTTCTGGTTTTTGTCTTGGCTTTTGTCTTGGTTCTGGTTTTTGATGCACTGAAGCTTTCCGGCATATCGCGCAGTTGTTGACGCCACTGCAGGGTTGCTTTGTAAGCCGAATCGGCCATGGTTGTTGGTACATCGAGTTCCAGCTGATCTTTGTGGCGCATCACTATCCAGTCTAAGTCATTCAGCATCTGGTTTCGTTGCCGTTTCATTTCCTGAAATTGTTCTTCCGGTGTCGGCGGTGGTGGCGGTGGCTGTTCATCCAAAGCATCCTCCGGCGGTACTTCACCAATCTGTTCAATTTTGTGGTGGCTGCCATCGGGGAGCCAATATTTGTTCCCCCGGTAATCGGGTTTTACCATCCAGTTGTTGCTATCGGTTTGGAAAACAGCGATCTCATGGTCTTGAGTGCTGGGTGGTTTAAGCTCAATGGCAGAAGGCGGTATCAGAAACTCCCCAGGTCTGGCGGGATTGGGTTGGCAGATAACGGGGTGCTCATATTCGTGGGTGACAGGGTTGTAACGATACCATTCCATCTTTAGAGAACTCCGTGATAGATGCAGACCAGTTCAGTGAGGGATTTTGGGCGGTTTTCTGGAGCAGTTGGGACTACTCTTGATGCATCAAAAAGAAAATCAAAATAATTAACGTCGTAATTTTCGTTCGTAATAGTTAATTCGTTGGGATTTGTGTTTATTGCTTGCACAAAACCTGATGAATTGCCAGCAATGTGAGCATATCCAGAATGTTTTCCATAAATATTTCTAATAGCATCATCTTCAAAACTACCCACACTCCTCCCAGATGACCCTTTCCCCCGGCCAAAATCTACCGCATCCGCCAAAATCAAATCATTCCCACTGATAGCAATAAACCGACTTCCACAATTAGCCAGAGCAGAAAAATCATCCTTCCCATTCACAATCCGAGATCCATCAAGCGCAAAAAATCCCGGTGGCGGTGTATCAAAAGAAAATCGGCGTAGCTCCCCTACTATTGGTCCCAATACCCAACGGCCATCCATTCTTACGTACTGTTTGCCATCTTTTGGTGCTTCCGGAACCAGATAATTGAGCAGATCTTCATCAATCGGATGAACGTTACGCCGATCCGTCACCGCTCCGGCGTTGTCGATGCTGGCTATCCGCTCCAGATAGTGTTCTACCTGCTGACTGTCGGTATAATCCTCTTGAACGTCACCGCTAAACACCACATTGATTTCCGGCGTCACACCGTTCAGGTTCCCACGGCGACATACATCCAGCCAAACATCCGTTGGCAGGGTGCCGGGAGCGATGGCCTGCTCCTTGGTGATCTCAATGCGGATTCCTGCCACGTAGCCCTGACCTGCGGCCAGCTGAAACTCACTGCCCACTTTTTTCACCAGAAAACCATCGCGCCAGAAACAGCTTCGGCCCCAAGTATCCCGGCTGCTTAATCGCTCCAGTTCATCAGAGGCATGGAGCCGGGCCATAAAATCAATTTGCCAGGTGGCGGCTTCCACGGTGATGCTGGTAATGGCGGCAGCACCGTCATACACCATCATAAAATTGCGGGTCATGTTCTGACCACGGATGTCATGTTGCGGATCTTCTGCAATTTTGTTTTGGGTGGATGTGGTGGCGATGGCGACATTGGTATTGGTGGCAGATTCCACCAAATCCATTCGGTTAAACTGGAAGGGACCCACGGTGCTGTCCATAAAGAGGCTGTAAACCACTTGATTGGGGTTCACATAGCCAGCCTGGGTCACCGCTTCCTGATAGACAATCTTATCGGTAGAGGGGAGTGGGGCATTGCGGTCAATAGGTGAAGAGGGATCAATGGCCGGATCGTAGGAAAGCACAAATTGGTCAACGGTGAAAACTTTGCCGGTGCCCTGACATTCAGCAATGCGGCTCTCACCTTTTAGGGTGATGATCTCAGCCATGAGCTACCCCCCGTATTACCCAATGAAGCAATGTGAGTTTGCTGGTCCCAGTCAAAGGTGGCCGATTTTACTAAAAAGCGCAGCGATGTGATCACGTTCCATTCATAGCGGCGGCAGGTGCGGCCATAGGTTTGGATCAGCCAGTTCATAAATTCCGGATTCTGGGCGGTAACGGAATTGCTGACATGGAGTACTATCACGTCCCAGTCTTTATCCGGCAAGCGCTCCTCTTGCTCCAGATAGCCCAGCCCCAGGCGCTGGAATATACGCTCAAAACCGATCACCGATCCGGCGTCTCTGGCGTTGGCGTAGGCATAAAACACCCGCAGTCGGAACATTTCCATTTTTTCATCGCTGAACCGGTCAATACCCCGTTGCCAGGCGATCAGGCGCACTATGCCCTCATCGGCCTTACTGACATCCAGTTGTTCCAGTGGCCAGCGTGCTGCTTTAAGCAGATCTTCGAAAAACTGTTGGGCGGCGGTTTTTAATTTGGTCAGTTCAGGGCCAGACATCCACCACGGAAGTTTCAGTTTCATGTCTCAGCCTTAGTCAATGCAGTGACGGTTTTGGTCACTGTAAGAAAATTGAGTACCGGCAACTCCATAAGGCTCTCAATATCATCCAGGTTGAATACGACAGAATCCAGATTCGGGAAAAAGTCATGCAATTCCTGCCCCAGTCGGCTGATACTGAAGCGATCAAACGGCCAGGTTTTGCTGACGTTATAATCCTGGTTCTCCCGAAAGGCGCTGCGGATCATCTGTTCACAGCCGTTTTTCAGTTCCAGTTCTTCCGCCTCCGTCAAAGATTCCACCGGAAACAGCACGGCTATTAAATCTACATCGAGGGTAGGCATGGGAAAGCATCTGAGATCATCACCATGGCCGTGATAACCCTCATCATTAATATGACGGTTGATGTCATTGACCAGATCCTCTGGAGCCGGTCCAGATTCCAGCATCAAATAGGCATTGGCAGTTCCCGGACCACGGGGGGCTTCGTGTTCAAACCAAATATAATCAGTCCGGATTCCGGCATAATAATCGGTAATGATCGCTTTATAGGCAGCGTCATGGTAAAAGTCACCCACAGCAGTAAACTGGTTTCGGCAGCGGAGTCGCAATGATTCATCATCTTCATCATCGGTGCCTGGCAGTTGTAGCCATTCGGCACCGTTGGTGACGGAAACTACTCCCTCCACCGGTTCAGGTAAAAAACTGTAATAGCCAGGAGCCAGGTTAAAGGCGGAGCCAATGGCCACGGCCTGGGCGCTGGTTTGGAGTTCGGTTTGATTATCGACAAAAGTTGCGTCTTCCAGGGTTTTCAGTTCGTAAACAGTGCCGTTAATAGAGGGGGAATGTATCCGTGTACCTGCCGGTACAGTCACCGCCTTGGTAACAATCACACGACTGAAAGTGACGGTTCCGTTGGCCTCTTTGCCCTTCTTGCGCTCCAAATATAAGCCCCAGGCAAGAATTTCAAGCAAGAGACCACTTGCGGTTTTGACAAAGCTGTTTGGCAACAGGTTATTAATCAGGAAATTGACTACCCATTGAGATGGTGTGGTGATGATGGCGGTGATTAAACGCCAGAAAGGGCTCCAGTAGGAATCATTACAGATCAGACTACCCTGATCGATGTTGTACTGGTCCCAGACCGCTTTCATCTCTTCAGGAGTAGTGGGGATTCCGGCGTCTTTGACAATTTTTTCGAAATCTTCATGGTGATTATCAATCATAAGATCAACCCCACCGGATTATCTGGAATTGATAAAGAAACGGTAATTTCATCAATAAGGCTCTTGGCAAACAGCACAATTTGTTCCGGATTGTTCCAGTCAATGACCACGGTTCCGGGGATAATGCGCTGATCATCTTCAACCAGGGTCTCAATCCGGGTCATATTGCCGATCCATTTTGCCCGTGAACGTTCACCCACCAGTTCGATCAATAGACCGCTCTCCATGATCATATGGACAATATCCTGGGTGATGGAGGGACGCTGAATCACATATTCCGGAATGCCTGCCGGATCAAGGGTGATGTCCCGATTCGTGATCAGAATATCCTGCCACTGTTGGGTCTGGCTCATGGTGCGGCCTGCCATAGTTGATCTTGCATGTACTGGGGTGAAACAGGCTCCGTAGTCTGGATGTTAACGGTAGTGTTACTGCTCGAATTATCGGCAATGGATTTACTGATCTGGCTGGTCACGCCGCCGTTAGGTACCTCGCTGGCCATGCCTTCTTTACGGTAGGGGAGTTCGGTGGTCAGATCGGCAGAATCAGTGCCGATATTCACGCCCGGAATCATGTTGAGCTTATCAATCACCCAGTCCACTATCCCTCCAAGGGATTTAAACCAGTTGACAATACCGGCAACAGTAGCCATTAGAAATTGACCAGCGCTACTCTCTTTGAAGAGGTTCCAGAGCAGTTTGATGCCATGCCAGGCGGCATAGAGCACACCAATCAGGGCAGTGAATCCGACAACTATGAGGCCAATGGGGGAGGCGACAAAAGCGGCATTGAGCAGCCATTGGACAGCCGTATAGGCAGTGGTGGCTATTTTTGCCAGATTCATCACCATCAGCCAGCCTGCCCAGACTGCTTTACCCATACCCACGGCAATGGTTAGCAGGGCCATTCCGGCAGAAAGCCCCAGAATTGTGATAGCAGCGATACCAATCACTTTTGTGATATTAGGGAACAGCTTAATCAATAAAAGCACCTCTCTGGCCATCTCAGCAAACCATTGGAT